AACATTCCTAAAGTAGATTTCAGCGGCTACAAAACTTCAGACATTGGAGACTACAATCTCAAAGAACTAGGAGACATGGGTATTGATGTCAATACGCTTGATCTTAATCCTGAGTTTCAAATGATTGGTTTAGCTCAATTGCTTGAAGGTGGTCAGCCTGATATCCCGACTAAAGAGGATGAAGAAGTCGCTTCTTTACAATCAGAGTTTGACCTAGCTCAGAATGAAGAACCATTGTTCTCACGTGAAGTATTAGGAAGAAGTTTTTCTTGACATTTAACAACTTTTATGGTAACATATAGTTATGACTTACTTACAGCTTGTCAACGCAGTTCTGCGTAAACTTCGTGAAGAAGAAGTTACTACCATCGATGAATCGGATTATTCCAAACTCATCGGTGATTTTGTCAATGATGCCAAGAGATTGGTTGAAGACACTTGGGACTGGACAGGTCTTAGGTATACTTACGACATCACAACGGTTGCAGGGACTGCCCAATATTCTTTAACGGACTTTGGTGTTCGTTCTAAGATTCTGTATGTACATAATGAGACTGAGAATGTCGAAGTATTACAAGAGTCTTTACAACGTATTCGTAAACTGAATCTGCAATCAGAATCTGCACAAGGACCAATATCATATTACGCTATTGACGGCTTAGATGGTAACGGTGATGCACAACTTCGCTTCTACCGGACACCAGATGCTGTTAAATCAATCAGTGTATATGCAGTCAAACGTCCATCAGATTTGACCTCAGACACGGACACAGTATCCGTCCCAACATTCCCTATTGTTCAATGGGCGTATTCATATGCTCTACGTGAACGAGGTGAAACCGGTGGTCAATCAGCGGCTGAGCAAGCAATCTTTGCACAACAAGAACTTTCTAACGCAGTGGCATTTGATGCCGGGTTAAGTCCTGACGAAACTATCTGGACAACAGTCTAATGGCTAAACAGCTACAAAGTATTGCAATTCAGGCTCCGGGATTCTACGGGCTTAACACCCAAGACTCTCCAACTTCATTGCCTGAACAGTTTGCATTGGTTGCTGACAATTGCGTCATTGACCAGTTTGGACGTATCGGTGCTCGCAAAGGATGGACATACGAAACGACATCTGGCGGAGACTCGATAGTCTCTATCGGAGAATTTATTAAGGCTGATGGAACTACTGAAGTTATTTCAAGTAGCTCTACAGCTATCTACAAAGGCACAACAACACTTACTGATATTACACCGGCATCACATACAGTGTCCGATGGTCTATACGATCACGCTACTTTAAACGGTATACATTACTTGTTCCGTGAGGGGTCTGATCCTATTTACTATGATGGGACCACTTGTGATGAAGTTAGCGCACACCCGGATTACTCCGGTACTGTACCTGCTGGTGATATTGTTCAGTCTGGCTTTGGTAGACTCTGGGTTGCCAAAACGTCAACCAATAACACCACTGTCTACTGGAGCGATTTACTCATTGGAGCCGCTTGGGACACGGGAAGTTCTGGTTCTATAGATATCTCCAAAGTCTGGCCTGACGGTGCGGATGAGATTACTGCGCTTGCGGTGCATAATGGGGTATTGGCTATCTTTGGAAAGCGTCAGATTCTTTTGTACGTTGGCGCTGAAGACCCTGCTACCATGAAAATTGCGGATACTATTGTTGGTATCGGTTGTATTGCTAGAGACTCAGTGCAGGTCACAGGAACAGATCTTATATTTCTTTCTGACTCAGGAGTGCGTAGTTTAAAACGTACTATTCAAGAAAAGTCAGCACCGATGACTGATATTTCTAAAAACATTCGTACTGAGCTAACTAACTTTTTACAAACTGAAACAGGAAACATCTTTTCAGTTTATTCTCCTGAAGAAGCGTTTTACTTACTTCACTTACCAACAACCAACATTACCTATTGTTTTGACATGAGAGCTCCGTTACAAGATGGTTCTCATCGCTCGACACAATGGGATACAATCGCTCCACAGGCATTTTGTAGAACACGTGGAGGTGACTTGTTACTAGGTAAGTCTGCGGGGATTGCTAAGTACGATGGGTTTACTGACAACGGTGTAGCATACCAAATGTCGTACTTTACCAACTACATTGACTTCGGGGCTCCATCAAATCTAAAGCTATTAAAGAATTTAAAGATCACAATTATTGGTGGATCTGCGACTGATGTAACGCTGAACTGGGGCTATGATTATTCATATGCTTATAAGAAAAAGCGCTTTACATTATCAACACAAGTCATTGCAGAGTATAACATTGCAGAATATAACATCGGTGAATTTAATGCCGGTGTTCTTGTTAACCGTCCAAATGTCAACGCATCTGGCGGCGGTCAAGTAGTACAGCTTGGTATTGAAGCTGAGGTCAATGGAGCTCAAGTTTCGATTCAACGATTAACAGCACAAGCTATTATAGGAAGGACGATCTAATGTCAAACTATACGAAGACAACGAACTTTACGGTAAAGGATAGCTTGGCATCAGGCAATCCAGCCAAAATCATTAAAGGCTCAGAAATTGATGACGAATTCGATGCTATTCAAACTGCGGTAGCAACTAAGTCGGATGCGGCATCCCCTACATTTACTGGCACATTGACAGCCCCCACAGTCAACGTCACGGGAACTTTAACAGCCGGTACTATTGACGGAGGAACATACTAATGCCGGGTTTAGCAGATTTAATTGGAGCAGGTGGTCAGCTAGCATCGGCTGTCTTGCCATATGAGCTCTCAGGGGATCAAATTGATTATCTTAAAAGTTTAGGGACTGACTTATCTGGACAGGCTACACAGCTTGGGCAGACTGCGGCACAGGCGGCTGAGTTTACTCCGTTCACTGTAACAACAGGAACCGGTACTACTCAAGTCGGCGCTGGCGGTCAGTTAACACAGCAACTTGGAGAGACTCCAGCCGCTATTCAACAAGGCTTACTGAGTCAGGCATTGGGTGCTGTTCCAGCAACTCAGGTCACTCCTGATCAGCTATACAGCCAGCTACAAACAATGCGAGCACCCGGTATTGAGCGTCAGCGTCAAGCTCTGGAGCAACGTCTATACGCTCAAGGGCGAGGCGGCACAAGCTCAATGTTGTATGGCGGAGCTACACCAGAGCAATTAGCACTTGAACAATCCCTCAGAGAGCAAGAATCTGCTGACATTCTTTCTGCATTGTCTCAGGCAGGTGCACTAACCGGGCAAAACATCCAGAATATCTCAGGAATGTTAGGTGCGGCATTTGCTCCAGAGACACAAGCTCTGGCGGCATTGACTCCAGCAGTCAACCTAGCCAACATCGCACAGTCCGCAGGTCTTGGTCAGTCTGAAGCACTTTACAAAGGCGGTATTGCTGGTCTTGAAGCGCAGACAGGTGCTGGTACAGCGGCGGCGGCTCTTGAGGGTCAGCGTGTCCGTGGCTTGGCAGATGCATTGGCGGCGTACTTCGGTGCTGAAGCCACAGCAGGTCAAACATCACCTTATCAATCGTTACTTGATGCATTAGGAATTGGCAGTGGAGGTAGTAGCGCTACTTCTGATGCAGTTAATGCGGCATTAGAGTATGCTTCAGGCAACTCTGTTCAAGACGATGAAGGCAACTATTTCGATTAAGGAGCTATAATGGCACAGTCAATGATTCTAGATATGCTTAAGACTCCTCAGCAAGTTCGTGAAGAACAGCTTGCTAAGCTTCGTCAGCGCTCCACATCACAGGCTCAGTTACTTGGTGCACCTGTCTCAGCCACCACAGCTTTACCGGGCTTACTTCGCTCGTTTGCGGCTGGAGAGATGGCTCAGCAGGGCGTAGATATGAACCAGATCGCACGTAGAGCCTCTACAGCGGCTGGTAGCGTTGCAGGTATGCTAGGGTACGGGGATGCACAACAAGCCTTGTCACAGGCGTTTGTGAGCCCTGAAGAGCGTCAAGCTGGTCAGGCTCAGTCGATTATGAAAGGGTTAGATACTAATGACCCTGCCGCAATGAAAGAAGCGGCCAAGCAGTTAGCGGCTATCGGTTTGACTGGTGCGGCTACTCAATTGTCAGAACGTGCTGAGGGAATTGTAGATCGCTTACGTGCTAGAGGCTTGCAAGATACTGCAGAGGCTCGTGCGGCGGCTCAAGAAGTTCGACTAAACCAACAAGAAGAGCGAAAAGTTGCGGAAGAATTGCGAATTGTCCAAAGAGAAAAACGAGATGTTGAAACATGGATGGAAAGCAACAAAGATCGTTTGTTAAGCCGTGTTAGAAACGAAAAAGAAGAAAGGCGTCGAGCCGCTGAAGAACGTCGAAAGATCGATGCCGCTAAAACTGAAAAAGACAAATTAGATTCTATTCTATCGTTAGCGGGTGATAAGCAAGCTCTGAAAGACATTGGTTTTTCGGAAAGCATTGCCACCGTGATTTCAAATTCGCAAAATAAAGCAGGATTTGTTGAGGCTATTTCAACCCAGTTAACAGAACTTGCTAAACTTGACAAAGAAGGTAAAGAAGCGACTGCTGGACAACAAGAAGCAACACAGTATTTGGAGTCCATGCAAAATTATCTCAATTTACGAGATGATCCAAATGCTGATCCTAAAGATGTGCGAGCCGCTAAAGTAAAAGTAGCAACTGAAGGTCAAAGATTTGGGATTTCTAATTCTCCTGCGTATGAAAGAGTCGTTGCAGATTCTATTAAATCAACTGGAGACGCTAATTTACTTAATGCTGAGGTAACAGATTTAATTCTTCAGATTGAAAGTAAGGCGGCAGAAATGCCAGCAGGTGCTTCGGCTGTTACTCAAGAAATGCTTAAATCATTCTTTGGTAAAGAAGACCCGATTTCATCTATTCGTGCAAAATACAGTCGTATTAAAAACTTGTCAATTCTTAGTGCGCTTCCTCCGGGTGTCGCTTCTGATAAAGATGTTGCTTTAGTATTAGAAGGAACAATTTCGGCCACAGCAAACCCTGAAGAAATGTTACAATACTTAAATGGTATTGCTAAAATTGCACAAGCTGAAAAAGAATACAACTCAGCGTTGTTGGCTTATTTTGACGATCCAGCAAATATGAATAATCCTTCAGGGTTTGCAAAACAATTCCAAGAAAAGAAAATTGTGGAACGCTATGATTATATGCAACAGAACTATTCAGATCGTTTAACTGAAGAAGAGATGAGGGAGCTATCCTTAGATCAATTAGCGTTTGCTAGAAAAGTGAGTCAGCTTAAAACTAATGACCCTAATTCTCCCGAAAATATGAAAAAGAGATTAGAAGAGGCTAAACGATAATGGCTAATGTCACTCAGTTAAACCAAATTGCACAAGACGCTATTCAACAAATGCAACGGGCAACAACTGAAGCTGAGAAAGCTAAGTATACAGCTATAGCTAATGAAGCTATTGAAGCAATTGAAACAGCTAGAGCAACTCCTTCTTCTTCTGGACGAAGTATGGTAACACAGGCTTTACAGACAGCCAGCCAAACAGTGAGTCCGATTGTAAAATCTACATCAGATGTGCTAGGCGTCAAAGAGTTTGCTCGTGGAGATAGTTTAGCCGCTGATGTTGTTGGCGGGTTAGTCAAAGGAGCGTCTGGAATTCTTTCGCTCCCTTATGAAATACCAGCCCTTATCGCCTCTGGTGCTGAATCAGCCGCACAGAAGCTAGGATATGAAGCAGATTTTACACCTGAATGGTTACAGCCCGGTGACGCATATAAATTTTTAGCTGGGGAATGGGGTGAAAGAGAAGCTAGGTCAACTCTTGGTCAAGCTGTTGAAAATATTGGTGAGGCGGCTGTTGAAACTTTACCAGCATTAGCGGCTGGCCCTGCAGTGTATACAGCGGCAGTAACAGCAGAATTAATCCGAAAACAAGCGGCTGATGTGATACGCCCAGCAAGTCCTACAACGGCATTGGTATTAGAAGCGATACCGATGGCTGGTCCTGAAGTTTCGGCTATTACTACCACAGTCCCCGGAGTATCGGCCACCCCTAGTTTAACAAGGGCTAGTTCTGATGCCGAAAGAATAAAGGTAGCGCAACGATTAAGGCAAGAACAATCTAAAGAGCTAGGCGGCGTAACCACCGGTAAAGGGGAAGCGGCTTTACAAGCAATTGAAGCCGGAGAGAAATACGGATTTAATCTGACACGTGGTCAGGCGACAGGGGATAGCGCTCAGCTAGTATTAGAAAACACGCTACGAAACTCACCAGAAGGTAGCATTATTATCGATTTGGATGTTAATAACGCTCAAGCTGTACCTAAGTTTTTTATGAAGCAGTATGACCTTGTAGAGACAAAAGCGCTACGTGGTCCTGAGTTAGAAGACGCATTAGTTGCTAACTACGATGCTTTTAAAACCGCAAGGCAAAATAAGTTTAAAGCGGAAACACGAGCGAAGTTTAACAAACTTGAGGAAACAGATGCTACATTTAACATGTCCCCTATTTTAGCAAAGATTGATGAGCTTCGTACCAAATACATCACAGATGAAACAACGATCACAGCAGATCCTATTGCTCAAGCGTTAACTCGATTAGAAGAGTCCCTGACCGGCACTAAGGTTGAGTCGTTATCCCAAATGAAGCGTAAACCCGGCGGTGGTATGGAGCGTATAGAGACTAAAACTAAGATACGTGGGGATGTGCGTAATTTAAGTCCTTCAGAGCTCCAAAAACATCTTCAAGATATTGGAGAAATGGCTTTTACAGGATCACATGCAAAGTTTGGTGATGTCAATCCGGGAACAACCAGAGCTATTGGAAGAGAGCTTGGCTCTGCTATGAAGCAAATCATTGATGATGCCGCTTCTAGCGGAGATATTGCCGCAGGTCAATTAAAAGAAGCAAGGGATTTTTATAATCGCTCATTAAAGGATATGAAAACTTGGGCTGATATTCCTTTCATCAAATTTATGGATAAAAACATTCACGCCTTAAATTCAGAGGATATTATAGCAACGGTAAAACAAGTAGGGAATAAAGAAATTCCGATTGTTAAAGCATTGCTACAAGCAGATCGTCCAGAATTAATCCCTATGATCCGTAAATCTATTATTGAAGATGTCATAGCTAAAAATTCAACACCCGGTAGAACAGTGAATGAAAAGTTTTTAGACGTACAAGATTTTATGTCTGAAATGAATCAATTGATTAAAGAAAACCAATTTTTTAAAGGTAGACAGTCTTTTGAAGTTATTAAAAACATGAAAGACTTCATACCAAGTGTTGATCGTATCATTAAACAATACGGTGTTAAAGGTGCACCACCTCGTGGAGACATGATCAAGGATTTAGCCAATATCAACTCTGATGCTCAGGGTGTTTTCTTTGGTACTGCTGGGCGATATCCAGCGCAGACACTAGCAAGTTTTGCTGAAGTTGTTAGATCTGCTATGCGTGATCCACGAAAACTAGCGGAAGCGGCTGTTAGCCCAAGAATAGCTAAAGTTCTTAAGAAAGCATTGAATAAAACTCCAATGACTAAAGAGGAAATTAAAAGATTTGATGCTTGGGCAACTGCGTATAGATTGCAACTAATCCAAGACATTCGTGCGGAAGTATCAAGAGAAGAAGAATAAAAAAGCCCCTCCGAAGAGGGGCAACGCTTTCACTGGAGGATCAAGCTACTCAAAAAAGTCAAATATTTCTCCGATCATAATTTTCATAAACGGAATATTAATCACGTACCCATCGAAGAAGTACACTTGGGCATCTTCAATGTTCTCATCTTGTTTCCATCCTAGCACTGGTTGAGACTGAACAGTCTCAGCAGATAACCCGAATACATGATGAAATTTAAAACTAACCATACTATTTCTCCTGTGCTCTATACATATGTATAGCATTGCCTGTATAGGCAGAGGCTGATCCTGTTTTCATGTAAGCCTGTTCAATTGCATCTGTCTCACTGAAAGCTCTGTAGATCCCGATGTAACGCTGTCCACAATATACTTCATACATCTTTACCATCCCCAATCATCTCCTTCCAAGCCATGTGCATTATAGTCTGTCACTCTCTTCTCAAAGAAGTTAGAAAGAGAACTACCGCCCAACAATTCTTCCATCCACGGTAGAGGGTTCTCTTTAACCTTCCAGTTCGTCTTGAGACCAAGCTGGAGTAGTCTGCGGTCTGCCAAGTAACGGATGTACTGTTTGACATCTCCTGATGACAGACCTTCCAAGTCACCCATCTCATACGCAAGATCGATAACTTTGTCCTCCAGTTTGACTGCAGTACGGAACATTTCGTAAATATCTTTCTTAAAATCATCATTCACAATCCGTGGGTGCTCATTACAGAACTCCCTAAATAGTTTAGCCATTCCTTCAGCATGTTGTGATTCATCTCGTACACTCCATTCAACAACTGTGCACATACCCGGCATCTTGCCATAACGCTGGTAGTTCAAGAGCATTGCAAATGCACTAAACAGTGACATTCCTTCGTTTAGCACAGAACGTGCAATTGCAAGGGCTGTACCGCTGATAGAATTTACGTCTAATCCGGACATGAACTCCAGTTTTGCAGACATTTGCTGATATTCTAAGAAGGTGGTAAATTCCTCTTCAGGTAGTCCCAAAGTGTCATTGAGCAAAGCGTAAGCTCTTTGGTGGATAAATTCTCGACTCGCAAAAGCTGTGAGCATTGCTCTGATTTCATTGTTCTTGAACTTGGGAATGTAATACTCCAAGTAGTTTGTTCCCACTGCAACGTCAGTCTGCGTAAATAACCGCAGGATTTGGGTGATATGATTTTTCTCTGCTTGTGATAAGACATCTGATTTCCAGTGATTAACATCTGTTTGTAGCTCTAGCTCATCTTCAATCCAGTGGATGCGCTCATGCTCAGTGGCATAGGTCACAGCCCACGGATACTTGAATGGCTTGTATGTTGTGTTACTCTCCAGTATACTCATTTATTTCTCCAGTTCTGATTGATTCTGATAGATTACATTCATTAGGTTGTTGTTATGATAGATTAACCTATCTACTTCATCTTGTAAAGCTTTAAAGTGATCGTAGCAGTCATTTAGTATCCGCTTGTTAAACGGATCGGAGTCCTTGATCAACTCCAATCTCTTAATTAGATTTTCCGTCTGATTTTTCAAGAACTTTAATCTCCAGTTCCAACCCGATGATCTTCGCATGTAACTTGCGAGCCTTCTCCCACTTCCTGTTGCATTGAGCTTTCAATAATTTCAGCCACGCCTTCTTTATCCGTGTGTTTAAGCTCATAACCTTCCTCCTTATCTATTGCCATCTCCAACAGTCGTGTCAGTCCAACCTCAACCAACAGCCGTGTCGCTTCTACGTCTGTGTCAATCGTTAGGTTGGCAGAGCCATCTTCATTCTCTTCCAAGCGTGTCACTTGAATCATTCCGGTTTGCATATTCTCTCCTTTGCATAGTATTCCTATGCATAGATAATTACATTTTATGTAATCTATCCCTATTTCTTTGCGGATAGGTCTACACGAATGACCCATAAAAGCATCATCTGTGTATACTATGTTATCTATTTAGCGTTTTCTTAACACGTTATAGACAATATGTTATCCCTGACAACTCACACAGACTTCATCATCCTCAAAGTCCTTCAGTGCATTACGGTCCACTTTAGTCCCAACCTTCTCTGCTGTAACACCTGCAGTCGTCCGTAGATAGTATAATCCTTTCAGTCCTTCCTTCCATGCCTTGAGATGTGCCTGATTAACAATAGCTTTGTCAGTACCCGCCGGGAAGAACACATTAACCGATTGTCCTTGACAAATGAACTCTTGCCTTTTGGCGGCGTGTTCGACAACCCATGTCTGATCCAGTTCAAACGCTGTTTTAAATACATCCCTCTCGTCATCCGATAAGAACTCCAAGTGCTGAACAGAGCCTTCATTCTCAAGAATGCTTTGCCACACCTTCTTGGTGTTCTGCCCTTTCTCATCTAGAAGTTCCTCCAAGTACGGATTGCGAACAGTATGACTACCGGCACGAGTACGATGGACAAAGCAGTTGCTAATACGTGGTTCAATGCTAGCAGAGCACCCACATAGGATACTAGAATTAGCGTTAGGAGCAATAGCCAACAGATGCATATTTCTAACACCATAACCCACTCCATCAGGACATTCGCCACGCTCCACAGCGAGCGAGTAGGTGGCCTCAACAGACTGGGCTTTAATCTCTCTGAAGATTGCATAGTTCTCACTAGCCGCTTGCCAAGACTCCCATGCTATGCCTTTTCCTTGGAGATAACCGTGGAAGCCCATTGCTCCAAGACCGACTGAACGCTCTCTGTATGCTGAGTATACAGCTTTTCCAAGTTCTTCTGGTGCGTGGTCAATAAAGTATTGAAGCACGTTGTCCAAGAATCGGATAAGGTCTCCAACCATGCCGCTTGATTTCCATTCGTCGTATTTTTCGAGGTTGACTGAGCTAAGGCAACAGACTGCTGTGCGTTCTTCACTTGTTGCGAGATGGATTTCGTTGCAGAGGTTAGAGCCATTAATTGACAATCCAAGCTTTCTTTGAGCTTCCGGTAAGCCTTTTCTGGCTGTGTCGATAAAGTTAAGGTATGGACTGCCAGTTCTGAAGCGAGCTTCAAGGATTCGTTGCCATAGTCTGCGAGCCTTGACTGTATCTCTGACAATTCCTGTATGCGGGTCTGTAAGATTGAATTCTCTGTCATTAATTACACTCTCCATAAATTCATCTGTGATGTTCACAGCATTAAATAAATTGAAACACTTGCGATTGATGTCCCCACCAGTCGCCACTTTAAAACTAATAAACTCCTCTATGTCAGGATGGCTTACGTCTAGGTATGCGGCGTAACTTCCCTTCCTTGTCTTCCCTTGTTTGTACGCTGTCATCTGAGCGTCCACCACTTTCATGAATGGGATTGGTCCCGGAGCTTTGTCGCTGATCCCTCTCACATCTGACCAGTGCCCACCCACACCGCCGCCCTTTACGGAAAGCCATGCTACTTCACCATTATGCTCAATAAGGCTATCAAGATTGTCCCCCACGTAAGTAAGGAAACAACTAATAGGCAAGCCCCTATTGTTTCGTACATCGTCAGGTGCGTTCGACAACACAGGTGACGCAAACATAAACCAACCTTTTGAAGCATAGTCGTAGATACGTTGTGCCAAGTCAAGGTCATCATTGCAATAAGCCACTGAAGCACGTGCAAAGGCTTGCTGAGGACTGTCTTCATGCTCAAACATATAGTAGTCCTGCATGAGTTTAATCGCTTGATCACTAAGTCTAAGGTCTCTTTCATAATCAATCGTTATCCCAAGATATTTCGTCATCTAATTCTGTCTCCAGTGCATCGAAGTTATTTTCAATCTTATCTACAAAACGGTTGACAAGGTCTTCTGAAGTGATCTCAAGTAACTCCATCAGAGTCACTTCCTCGACACGTTTTAGTTTTTCCATCAGGTCTACAAGTGTCATACCGAACCTATTAGTTTACACGATTTCTATTAATTTGTCAAGATAATGACGGGCTTTTTCTAAGTCATGTTTGCCGCCTTTATCCTCCCATCGAGCAATGTATTTGATAACATTACCCCATATAAATCCCTTGAATGCCTCCTCAGACATCCAAGACTCCATTGCACTCCAAGGCTGAATGTCTTTGGAGACGTAATGGTCTCCGCCAACTTGCCTATTCTTGGCAAAATTGCAGTCAAATTCTTCAGCCATCTCATTAAGATCGATCATTTCTTTACAAGCTCCATAAAGTGTTCTAAGTCTACAACAGCCAACGGCTTTGCCCTATCTTGTTTGATCACAACTAAAGGCTCATGGTTACTGTGTCCAGTTGCTTGGACATAATAATTGTATACTGCAATCTTTGCTAGATTCTTACATTCCACAGAATACGGAAATAATCGTCTAGCCGCAGGACTCAGTTGAACGTCCTCACCACCAGCGCCCATCGATGTACTTCTGACATCATCAGGTTCAAGTGAGGGGAAAGCATCCAGTATCGAGTCTCTGACAGCTTGCTGGAGTCTTCTCCCTTTCGCCTTGGCTGACTGAGGTCTGATACCGGTGCTTTTCGTAGCCCCGCTTGTACGCTTTCTTGCGGTCTTTGTAGACCTTGCTTTTGTTGAACTTGCCACTATGTTTAGCTACCAAGTTCCGGTGGTGTGAAGCAGTCATCTTGAGTCCTTAACATATACAGTAAGTGTCCATTTTCCATCGCCCGGTCTTCACCAAGCTCTTCTACGATAATAGCCCACATCTCTGCTTCTGTTTTGCCTCTCAGAAGTTTGTCTGCTTTCTTCTCCCCGATCCCTCTAACACCGATAATGTTATCTACAGAGTCCCCGGTAAGAAATTGTTTATAGAAACTCAGAAGCCCGTCTTCTTCAGTCACGTAGTATTTGTCTTTCTTCACGAAATTGTAATGCCATCCTGCAACCTGATTCAGGTCTTTGTCAAGCGTCACAATAATAGAACCGTCACCTAATTCAGTCTGTCGGATTGCAAGCATATCATCTGCTTCGATCCCTTCATTGACAGTGGCGCTCCATGCAGTGCACAAATATTCTCTCAGTAACTGATAATGAACAGGCTTCTCTGTTCCTTTCCTATTGCCCTTATACGGTGTTGTGACAGCATAATCATTACGGAAGTTTGTCTTCCCGGTCAAATGCAGTTCCCACGTTTGCACCTGTGGCAGGTCTAGAAGAAGTAAATCCTCTAGAAACCCTGCCATTGTAGTGATGGCGACACTCTCAGGTTCGTTGTTGGTGGCAAAACCAATACGATAGTTAAGAATGTCAGCATCAATCAGGGCGTGATTCATTATAAAACTTCTGAATCGTCATCCAGATCATCAGAGACACCTTCGCCTTCATAGGCTACGAGCTCTTCAACAACGAGCTTCTTCAGTGAAGGTGATAACCCTTCCTTATTCTTAAAGTTCCAAGCATAGGAACCTACCATTGCAATCGCTTTAGAGCCATTGCCGATAGAGATGCCTTCAATGGCATCACCATCACGGTCATAAGCACGGATAGGGTTAGTGGACTTACAAGTGATAAAATACCCCTTGTCTTCCTTCTGCCGTACAGCTAAGCCCATGTCTTCAAGAGCTTGGACTGCAGGGTCTGAGAGGTTGCAAAGATCAACCTGATACTTGCCTGACATGTCGTTAGGCTTGTCCAGATAAGCCCACATGATGTCGGCTTTGACTTTTACACGCTGAGTATTTTCCATACCATTCTCCTTTTGTTGGTGGTATACTAATATTATACACGAATTTTAGTGAGTGTCAAACCAATTTTGACCTATTTTACTTTCTGCGTCTACTGGGCATCGAAAGCCCAAGGTAATCCCGGCTTGTGAGGCCGCATCGCACATGATTTGTGCAACTTCTTCACCATGTTTCTCCGCTGTTTCAATTTGTATTTCGTCATGCACAAACGCAACTTGCTTGACAGGGATCTGTCTTTGCCTAAATACTTTGTGCGCTTCGATACACCATTGCTTGGCAATAATAGCACCGCATCCTTGAAGGAGGCTGTTGAGTGCGGCGTGGTCATATCTGACCAGTATTCTTCTACCATCCAAGCCCGGTACATACCCTTTTGCCGCCACTTTCGCAACCTTCTCCATAAGTTGTTGTAACTTAGGGGTGTTACGATAAAAACGAAATAGAATTTCATTCCCTTCTTTCGCCCCACCTCCAACAATACTGCCAACTTTTCTTGGACCGGCCCCGTAAAGAACTGCATACTGCAATGTTTTAGCTTGTGGCCTTGTGAGACCGGCGGCTTCAGCGTTCTTCTGATGGATGTCCCCATTCAGTAACTCCTCTGTCCATTCATCATCCTGCATGTAGTGTGCAAGGCAACGTAACTCAATCCCTGCAAGATCCGTGCCAACTAACACATTACCATCATCGACAGTCCATAATGAACGTATCTCCTGCCCGTATGGTTTGTTCACTGAAGGAACCTGTCCCATATTGGGATTGCGATGAGTCATCCTGCCTGTCACTGCACCATTGGTGATGATGCCTCCATGTACACGAGATGTCTTTTCATCGACATGTTTTAACCATGAGTCGATCATAGCGACACGTTTCTGTATCATCAAGTATTCTGCGATCATCTGAGCCTCTGGGATGTCCACAGAGTCTAGTGTCCCTTCATCAACGATAGGCTGTCCTTTCTCAGTATGTTTACTTGGCTTCCAGCCTAAATTAATCAAGCGTTCTCCGATCTGCTTACGACTGGCTAAGTTAAAGACAGTCACCTTATCCTTCAGTTGCTTTCCTGTCTTCTCAGACCAACGCTCCTCAACAATCGGCGGGAATACAGCCTGAACAGTGTCTTCCAGTACACCCATGCGATCTGACAGCGTAGCTTTAAGAATTGAAGCTGAAGGGATATCCAGTTTGAAACCATTCTCTTCTTGTTTCTTACAGATGACTGCAATGTCATGTTCGATCTTAATCGCCTGACTAGGGTCTTTCCATTCGTTAAGGCCAGCCATAAGAACGCCATACAAATCAGCGGTAAGCGCCACATCTTGCCTACAATACTCCACCATTTCATCGGTCAACCCACCATCATAATCTTCAAATTCAATCTTAGAATTCTTCAGCCGTAAACCCCAAGCCTTCAAGCTGTGTCCGCCTTCTAGCTGTGGATTCAAAAGTCTTGAAAGAATTAATGTGTCTACCGCTTTCGATTTCGGTATCCCAATGTTCCATAGCCTCCGAAGGACTGGAGCATCGAAACCAATGATATTGTGCCCGATGATTTGATCGTACTCCTTTACCAGTGGAGCTAGTGTGGCTGGTTCTGTATGACATATTGATTCTCCTGTTTCAACATCCTGAGTGAGACAGCACCATATCGTACTGAGGGCTGTGTTCGTCTCGATGTCAAGAATTAATTTTTTCACGATGAGCCTCTAAATATTGAATTCCCTTACGTAATTTATCGACACTGTCTCCGAAGCAACCGATAGCACGATTACAAGTGTGGCATAGCCATCCTCTAAACGTATTGGTTTCATGGCAATGATCTAAAACCCATGCCCCGGCTCTTCCACCCTTGCCTTCAACTTCCTCTGTGGTGAGATTACAAATTGGACAACGGTATCCTTCTGGTGCAGTGCCGTAAATTTTCTTTAATTCGGCTCTAATTTTTGCCAAATGATTGTTACACTGTTTACATTCTGGCCTAAAGTAATTTGAGGCGCTATGTATACTAAAGTGATCCAGAGGTTTTTTGACCCCGCATTTATTACACACCCTGCCGTTTTTTACGGTAACGACAGATTGTTTAAACAGTTCTTCCTGATTCACAAAGCTTCCTCATCAATCTCTACCATTCTACCAGAGTTATGAGAATATAGCAATGCACAGGCTTTGCCGGTAATACCACTGAAGCGGTTCTTTAGTACACGTACCCGTGTTGTATTACGTTCTGTGGCATCATCAGCCTGTCCGTTACGCTCAAGCCCAAGCACCATGTCAGAAAGCTGTGCAATCGCTCCAGAGCCACGTAGTTGAGCCAGAGATGTCGCCGCACCTTCTTCGTGGCCACGGTTCTCTGGACGCTTCAAATGACTGACGCAGACTAAACTGATGCCGGTCTCCTGCACCAGCATCCTTAGCTTTGTCATGATTTCGTCGATTGCTTTTCGCTCATCACCATTAGATTGTGCGCTGACAATAATGCTAATGTGATCGACAAACACATAATCACATCCCACCACCTTGGCAAGGTAGCGTACACGATTGACGATATTATCAACGTCAGTGGAACCAAAATGGTCAAAGAGATACACACGATCTGTGCCAAGTGTCTTATTGAACGCATCATCTTTCTCCTGTTGCGTGGCTACAGTGTCCGGCAAATGCAGAGGCTTGTCAGCCGCTAACGACATTAAAGACAACCCAGTGCGTCTGGTGGACTCTTCTAAAAACATCAATCCGATGTTGCTCTCAGTATGCTGAATGATATGCCAAATAATCTCCCTGAGAAACTGAGATTTCCCAAGACCAGACCCTGCTGTCACTGTGACTAGCTCACCTTTACGTATCCCATACGTCAGACTATTCAGTCCATCAAATGGATACTCCACATCAGACTTCTCAATCGGCTTCATCACAGCATCATACAATGACGCACCTGCAATAATTCCGTCTGGAGTCCAACGCTCTGCTCGCCAGAAGTTATTGGTGTATTCACCGGCACGATTATCCATCAAGTAATCTGAAGCATCCTTCAGGCCATTGACAGCCACCATGCACTTCGCTTTATGACTGAAAAGTTCAGCACAATGCGACTGAGCTTCTAAGCCCACAGGATCGTTGTCAAAGTTAAAGACCACATACTCAAATGTATCTAGCCAGTCAAAGTTGGCCTTACAATCCTTCAGGGCTGACTGTGCACCATTTCTTACTGAGACCACAGCAATCGGATACTTGTCATTCCCAAGCATCTGATAGGCGGCTAAGGTATCAAGTTCACCCTCAGTAACAAGTACATACTTCCCTCCGGAATTAAATCTCTCTTGTCCAAACAATTGAGTATTGTCTTTCCAGTCTCCTTCAATCGCAAAGTTCTTCTCACCTCTGATACGAACCTTTGCAGATGTACCAATAGGAAAGACTAAATCTTCCCCTCTAAAGCCTACACCATACTTCTCACAAACCTGAACAGAAATCTTACGATCACGTAGATCCCTGTAGAGTAAATTAGGTAGGGAATAGCCCTGAGAGCTCACAGGAGCCTCTGTATGCGACGATCTAGTATTCAGTGGTATCACCCTACCATTACCCTCTTCTTTGGCTCTATGACCGCATTTAAAGCAGTGACCAAATCCACCGTCATCGATGCCATAACCTCGACTACTGTGACACTCTGGACACTCCATGTTGTATTTAACAAAGGCCATCACAGGCTCCCTAAGTAATATTCCAATTTAGTATGGGCATGAGACACCGAAAGCGAGATCTGATCAAGTTCTTCAGATTCTGTATCACCGGTGTCGTTGATCAGTTCATTGGCAGACTCTAAATGCTTCAGAGCTTCTGTTAATAAAGACTCCATTGCTCTCCGCACTCTAATATCAGTCATGAGGGCTCCTTTAGCTCATTCAAATATTCTTGATATCGTTGTTCAATCTCTTTACCGAAGATCGAATAATAAACTGACTCCACTGCAAGTCGGTCAAGCTCTTTGACACGGTGGATCTCTTCGATGATCTCTTCGATGCAGAATTTCAATGCCGCATCATAGTCGTCATCGCATCCTGTTTGAGGATCAATCATTTGCAAACTCCTCTAAGTTCTTCATGACATTATTCACTTGGTATTCAGCGTAGGAATGTAGCACAGACTCTAACGCCTTGTCAAGCTGTACCACAGACTCTTCATCGATATCACACATCAAGCTGAGGAAAGAATCGATATCCCCTTGTTTGTACATGTGAACACGCTTATCAAGCTCTCTCAGGATGATGATTGTTGAGATATTGTCCATTTCTCAATTTCCTTCTCAAGGTCTTTACAATGAAACGATGCAACCACTGGTTTACCCGGCTTAGGCTCAAGTGACTCAGCAATTGATCTGAAGCGATCATACAGCAAAGGGTCATCGTTGTCAAACAAGTAATTCTCAGAAAGAAACATCGCCCATTTGTACGCACAATCACCTGTTAAGCCACCAGAGAGTCTACTGCGTTCCACTGAAGGAAGTTTACCATTCGCCATCTATATTACCTCTAGTCATCTATGTTGAACTCAGTAAGTATACATAAACTACATTTAAACTCTAGTGAAGCTATATAGATACTCAGTAAGTAATTAGTAATATATAAATATATACTGTGTACTGAGAAGCTCTGTAGAGCTCTATAGAGTCTATGTAGAAGAGGGTATCATAAATCTTCTGAGATGTCAATGTAGTCTTGAAAAGTAATTAAGTCTTTATTATCAATTGCTTGAACATCTTCTGTGATACTGTTGTAACAAGTGTTGCAGAGATCTAAGAACTCTCCAGTTGCACTTGATTTCCTTGTTGCTTCGTAGTCAGTGAGCTCAGAATTACATGCGATACATCTCATATACTTACTCCATTCGGGGGTTGATAGTCCCAGAGTGTATCAGGGTTCTGTGTCCCTGTCAAGGGGTTTGCTGTCCCAAGGGGTTCACTGTCCCAATAGCTTGTTTGACTAGCAACCGCTGGCTGAACGGGATTTTTAAAATTTTTCTTAATGCGAATGATTCTTATTACACCCTAGATGCGAACGATTCTCAAATACAAATGATTCTCATTATTCTGCGAATGATTCTCATTTACCGAATGAAAATATTTTTGGCATGGTTTATGCTACATGCGCCCGTTTCAAATAATTTTGCGATTTGTTGTTGTTTCGTGTTTATAATGCGATCGCCGGACAAAAACCGGTTTTTTTCAATCTGAATAGGAATACTCAAAATGACTATCAAGCAAACTTTCAAAATGATTTTTGGTCTCGAATCAGAAATGGAGCGTAATCACCGGCTAGCCCGTGAATTGGTGAAATCATATTTTCCCGAATCGAAAATTCTTTTCTGTAAAGAATCTAACGGGACGGTTCGTTTCGCTGTTTCTAAATATTGGGCTGAAGGTTTCTACCGTGTTCGCAAATTGAAGGATCGGGGATTGGGTGCGAATCACGAAACAAGCTTCGATCAAATCCACGTGGGTAAAATAACGATAGCCGTAGAAAAGCGCCCTAGCGGAAAAGCTTTATGGAATTTCTCAAAAGGGGATCTCGCATGACTGACCAATATATGAAAACACTGTTCGAAGTGTACGTATCAAATTACGAGCTCCCTTCGAGGCGTGTGGTTGATTCGATCGGGGATCTCGAATGGACTATCGATAAACTGTTCAGTTACGGGACCACCAAAGAACACGTGGCCGATTTTGTCGCTAGTCAATGGGACGGTGAGGATTCCGAATGGCAATTTAGCGATTCCGATCCATTTACGATTCTTGTCGCTGTTCATCGTGAATCTGAAATTGAGTCTATTTCGGCCAATCTTCAGGAACCCAAACCAGCGCCTAGCGGCATTATGTCAATGGCCGATTGGAATAGTTCTGTTTTAGCAAATTATCGGAGTAAACAATCATGATCACAGTTAAACCAAATCCTTATGGTTCTTTTAAAGAATCGCATCAACATACGATTCAAATCCCGAATGAGATTTCAGGGCTTGAAATGATCCCTTGCATGGACGGGGATCAGCCTAGCTATCGAAACAAGCGCCAAATAGATTCCCAGTTTATTGTCGCTGGTTTGGATGGATTTCAGACTATTGCGGACTATCCAAGGGACGGGAACACGCTTCGATATTTCTTCGAAACCGAAAACGAAGCCGAACTAGCGGCGGCGATCATCAACAGCATGGAGGGGGACTACTAATGAAACTCTTATCAATCGACGCCAATTCGAAATTGGCTAAAACCAATAAAGCGACATCGAAATATTTGTTCGCTGGTTTGTCGTTATATCCCGATAACGTGATTTGTCCGGCTTCGAAGATTGCTGGCTGTTTTGATGACTGTCTAAAGAGCGCTGGCCGTGGCCGGTTTTCGAATGTCATTAAAGCCCGACAGTCAAAATCGAATTGGTGGCATTCAGATCGTGACGGCTTCTTGGATCAATTGAGAAAGGATCTTCACGCATTCCAGCGCAAAGCCGAAAAAGCCGGTAAACAGCCGGTGGTTCGGTTGAATGTCATTTCAGATATCGCATGGGAAGACTACGGGATTCCACAATCATTCCCTGCTATCAGGTTTTACGACTATTCGAAGCGATCAGATCGGTTTATTCAGGTTTTGCCTGATAACTATTATCTAACCTTTAGCTATTCCGGCGCTGATCGGTATCAGAAACACGTGAAACAAGCGCTAGATCATGGTGCGAATATTGCGGTGGTCTTTAGCGGTGGATTGCCTAGCCGGTTTATGAATCGAAAGGTTATCGACGGGGACATTCACGATATTCGAATCGATGATCCTAAAGGGATCGTAATCGGCTTAAAGGCCAAAGGATCGGCGAAACAATCCGATTCTGATTTCGTTATCCGCAATCCTGAACTGATAGGAGCTCACTAACATGAATCCAGAAGTATTTTTTACTGTTTCGGCTATCGCATCTTTTGCGCTGGTCTTAGGCTTCGGCGCTTGGATCGGGGAAACATTTCTCGATGATTGAAGTAATCGAAATAGCAATTATTGGTTGGTTATTGTGGAAGACACTCGATCTTTAATAGCCTGAAACCATAAACCTTCAGAGCCCTGCTAGTCAGGGCTTTTTTATGCCTGTCTAAATCTACCGCACCACATACGATGCGAGCTCTTAAAACCTTAAGCAGCATATGGATAGAACGCATTCTAAGCCGTTCTGAGCGATTCTATGCTGTTCTGAATACTATCCCAGCGCTCAAGTCATTCTAGGCTGTTACAGGGCTTTACAGGGCTTTACAGGCTGAACAGGCTGGATAGGCTATCGGGCTCTATTGGGTGCTACATAGTCCCTCACACTTGCAAGCCTAGGTAATCAATTTAGTCCCTGCAAAGATCATGCCAGCGCCTATTTAGCCCCTTGCAACTATCATGCCAATATAGCCCTGCAATTGTCATGCCACCATAGCTATGCAACTATCATGCCAACATTGATCTCGATTGCCCTGCAAAGATCATGCCAGCCCTTTGTTGCACTGCGGGGGCGTCTTTTGACTTGCAATTATTTTTATAGTACCTACCTAGACTTGCAAGAGGCCAAAATAGCAAAAAAGCGCTAAAATACGCTAAAATGCACGATCTTCGGAGAACTAATAAGTCTCTAAAATCTAAAAAGAAATTCAACTGAAGACAATTTTAATAGAATTGGCATAAATATTGCTTGACTTTTGCTTTTGAGTGTGTTATCATATAGATATTACGGAGAATCTTAAATGACCGAGAAGACAGAATTAACAACAGCAGAGCCTACAAAGAAACGAGGGCGAGGTAGACCAAGAAAAACCGATATTGAGGCTAAGAAGGCCGGTAATAGAGGTGTTCGTGGCAGACCTCCCGGCGATGCCGCTAGGATTAACGAGTTTAAAGCTCGATTACTTGCAACTTCAGGCGATGCTGTAATTACAAAAATAATTAATATTGCACAGAACGATGAACATCCCGGTCAGATGGCCGCATTGAAGATGTGCATGGACAGAGTCTTGCCATTGTCTTACTTTGAGAAGGATAAGATGTCTAATGGTAAGAGTTCTGTGTCTATTACGATCACTGGAGTCAATGGAGACACTGTAATCACCGGAAATGACTCTGAAGAAGGAGAAGTAATAGATGTTACCCCAGAATCTGATTGACTTGATTAAGGAAGACCTGATACGGCATGAGGGCTATGTTGCTGAGATTTACTTAGACTCAGAACATTTACCAACATTTGGTATCGGACACTTGGTGACTGAAGCTGATCCTGAGTTTACTTGGCCTGTAGGATCTCCAGTGACTGATGAAAGAATCTTAGATGTCTTCCATATCGATTGTAATGCCGCTTGTGAAGACGCTTGTGCGTTATTCTTGAACTTTAGTTCACATCCTGAGAATGTACAACGTGTGCTTGTTAACATGGCGTTTAATCTAGGAAGGAATCGTTTAAGTAAGTTTAAGAATATGATTACTGCTGTCAATGAAGGAAACTACTCGAAAGCCGCTGATGAGATGGTAGATTCGAAGTGGTATCGTCAGGTAAAACGGCGTGGTGAAGAACTTGTAGAGATCATGCGTGGATCTTAATGTTGAGCTACTACCGTGGCAACAAAACGTATTTGAATCTGCTGTTCGCTTTAAGATTGTTGCCGCTGGGCGACGAACTGGTAAGTCTCGATTAGCGGCATGGATGTTAATCATCAATGCGTTGCAGACTGAACGAGGACATGTATTCTACGTAGCCCCGACACAGGGTCAGGCTAGGGACATTATGTGGAATACATTGCTTGAGCTTGGTAATCCTGTGATCTCAGGAAGCCATGTGAATAATATGCAAATTAAACTGATCAACGGTGCGACGATTAGTTTAAAGGGTGCGGATAGACCAGAGACGATGCGTGGGGTCTCTCTGAAGTTCTTGGTATTGGATGAATACGCAGACATGAAACCGTCTGTGTGGGAGACCGTACTGAGACCTGCACTTGCTGACCAGAAGGGTCATGCGTTGTTCATTGGAACTCCGCTTGGACGAAATCATTTCTATGACTTGTTTAAGTATGCGGAGCTTAGTGATGATCCTACGTATCAAGCATGGCACTTTACCAGCTACGATAATCCGTTGCTTGACCCGGAAGAGATTAACACAGCTAAGAAGTCAATGTCATCCTACGCCTTCCGTCAGGAGTTTATGGCGAGCTTTGAGGCATTGGGTTCTGAGATCTTCAAAGAAGACTGGATACAATTCAGCAACGAAGAACCAGATGACGGTGAGTATTATATTGCTGTGGATTTAGCTGGCTTTGCTGACGTTGCTTCAAACGCCACCGGTAAAGGGAAAAGACTGGACAAAACAGCAATAGCGATTGTGAAGGCTGGAATGAATGGTTGGTGGATTGCTGATATCATTTCAGGGCGATGGGATATTAAAAAGACTGCCAGAAAGATCTTTGAGGCTGTAGACCATTATCAACCGGTTGCAGTAGGGATTGAACGAGGGGCTTTGAGGAACGCAGTAATCCCTTATCTCACCGACTTGATGAAAAGCGGTAATCGTTACTTTCGTGTGGAAGAACTAACACACGGGAATAAAAAGAAGGTAGACAGAATTGTTTGGGCTCTGCAAGGACGCTTCGAACATGGACAAATCACTCTCTCTGAGGGTGAATGGAATACTGAGTTCTTGGATGAGCTATTTCAGTTTCCAAACCCGTTAGTGCATGATGACTTAGTTGATGCATTAGCGTATGTCGATCAGCTTGCCAAAGTTAGCTACTATGTTGACTTTGAGGAAGAGGAATTTGAAATCATAGACCCTATAGCAGGATATTAATATGGAATATGCTAAGAATGACCAAGCCCTAGTCGGTTGGATTATGTCGAAGTGTGATCAGTGGAGAGACCATTACGAGTCTAACTACGCTGAGAAGTTCGATGAATACTATCGCTTATGGCGTGGTATTTGGGCACAAGAAGATGTAATGCGTCAATCAGAACGCTCTAAGATCATTTCTCCTGCACTGCAACAAGCTGTTGAGTCCGCTGTTGCTGAAGTGGAAGAAGCGACATTCGGTAGAGGACGATTCTTCTCTATTAAGGATGACGTACAAGATCAACAACCACAAGACATCGCACTGTTGCAAAAACAACTTGACGAAGACTTTTCACGGACTAAGGTACGTAAGTCAGTCTCTGAAGCAATCTTAAACTCTGCAGTCTTTGGCACTGGTATTGCTGAATTGGTTGTTGAAGAAATGCGGGAGATGAAACCTGCAACACGCCCTGCAATGGGCGGTGACCTCACTGCAGTCGGTGTTGAGACACGTGAGCGCTTCGTTGTCAAACTGAAGCCTATCTTGCCTCAGAACTTCTTAATTGACCCTGTAGCCACGGATATTGAGTCTGCATTAGGTGTTGCGGTTGATGAGTTTGTTCCTAAGCATCAGGTAGAGATGTTAATCAATGATGGTGTTTATCGTGATGTATTGCTTGAATCTACATTTGAAGACACTGACCTAGAGCCTGATCAAGACTTAACAATCTATTCAGACGACAAGGTAAGACTGACTAAGTATTACGGTCTAGTTCCTCGTTACATGTTTGACATGGCGATGGTAGAAGACGACAATGAAGAGATTGCTGATATCTTAGAGGATGAGTCAGAATCAGATCGTAAGAACGAAGAATACATCGAAGTTGTTTGCGTCATGGCGAATGGCGGTCAACTACTGAAGATTGAAGAAAATCCCTACATGATGCAAGATCGTCCGATTGTTGCGTTTTCTTGGGATACTGTTCCCGGACGTTTTTGGGGACGAGGAATCTGTGAAAAAGGATTCAACTCTCAGAAAGCCCTTGATACTGAGCTCCGTGCTCGTATTGATGCTTTGGCATTGACAGTGCACCCAATGCTTGCTGTAGACGCTTCTAGGCTCCCTCGTGGCGCTAAAATGGAAGTAAGACCCGGTAAAGCGATTTTAACCAACGGTAACCCGTCAGAGATCCTCAAGCCTTTCCAGTTTGGTCAACTAGACCAACTCTCATTTGCACAAGCAAAAGATTTGATGCAGATGGTACAACAGGCTACCGGAGCTATCGATGCCGCAGGGATTCCGGGCTCAATTAATTCACAATCGACTGCCGCCGGTATCTCAATGGGCTTAGGTGCAATTATTAAGCGTCATAAGCGAACACTGATTAACTTCCAAGAGTCTTTCTTAGTACCTTTCATTGAGAAGTCTGCTTGGCGTTACATGCAGTACACCCCTGAGATTTACCCTGTTAATGACTTCAAGTTTGTTCCTTCAAGCTCATTAGGCATCATTGCCCGTGAGTATGAAGTCACTCAATTGGTTCAGTTGCTACAAACAATGGACAAGAGTTCACCGATGTACTCTAAATTACTAGAAGCCATTATTGACCACATGAACTTATCAAACCGTGAAGATTTGATCCAGTCTCTGCGTCAATCACAACAACCTAGCCCAGAGCAACAGCAAGCCGCACAAGCGCAAGCTCAGCTACAACAGGCACAGTTGCAAGCACAGATCAACGCATTCAATGGTCAAGCACAAGAGTCTCAAGCCAGAGCTCAGAAGATTGCTTCAGAAATCCCATTAGGCGAATACGAAGCTCAGACAGATCGTTTGAAAGTATTATCTTCAAATCTGAAGCCCGGTGAAGAAGACGATAAAGAGTTCCAGCGTAGAGCCAAAGTAGCAGAGCTCTATCTTAAGGAGCAAGAGATTAACCAGAAAGCATCACAAGGAGTGACAAATGCTAACCAACAAAGAATGGGAGAGTCTATACCAAACAATAGACCAGAAGCTCAGCCTAGTCAACAAGCAAATGCAGGAAATGCAGAAGCAATTAGACGAGCTATGCAAGCCCAAGAGAACCGCCAACAGTAAAAAAGTTGCTGAAAGCTCTTGACTTTTACAAAAAAGTATGCTATACTAACTATATAGTTCAGAGAACCTCACAGAAAGGAGGATAATTCTTTTGGATAAAGAAACAGAAGAATATTATGAAACATATTTCTCTCTGTTCTCTTCAAAAGGTTGGAAGCAACTAATTGAAGAACTTACTGAGAGCTTTGACGCCTTCCGTATAGAAGACATTAAAGATCAGCAAGAGCTTGACTTAGTCAAAGGTCAACGCTTAGCACTACGTAGACTAATTAACTTCGAAACAGCAATACGTAGTGCTTATGATTCAATCTTGGAGTCAGACGATGATTAGACGTTTCGACTTCAAGTGTAATAAATGTAGCCACATTGAGGAACAATGGGTAGATAACTCTGATGAGTTCGCTACTTGCCCTGAATGCGGCGACACAGCACAGCGGATAATCTCTCCGATCTCTACGAAATTTAATGGATTCGGTTGGCCGGATGCAGACGATAAGTGGGCAAGGGATCACGAAAGAGCCGCTAGAAAGTAACATATCCATAATGCTATTATAGCACGGAGTAATAATATGGCAAAATTTATAAGCGAAAGCCAAGACGAAGAACTGAACGACGAAGAAGTACACAACTTCGAAGAGCCTGAAGAGGAAACTCAACAGGAAACTCAAGAAGCCAGTGAACCCTCAGAAGATGCTATCCCCGATAAATATCAAGGGAAAGACATTTCAGAGGTTGTCAGAATGCATCAAGAAGCTGAAAAGTTACTTGGACGACAATCTTCAGAAGTCGGTGAGCTACGAAAGATTGTAGACGACTTCGTTAAGACACAACTCGCAAAAGAAGAACAAGCCCACACTAGCACAGTTGAAGAATCTGTAGATTTCTTCGAAGACCCTGAAAAGGCTGTTGCTCACGCTATTGCAAATCATCCTAAGATTAAAGAAGCTGAAACCATCACTCAGCAACTACGTCAACAGGAAGCATTAGCTAAACTGAAATCCGCACACCCTGATTTCGAAAACATTGCTCGTGATCAAGGATTTGTTGATTGGGTTACAAAATCTAAGTTTCGCATCGAAATGCTTCGAAAAGCGGACAAAGAGTATGATTTTGAAGCCGCTGACGAGCTTCTGAGTAGCTGGAAAGAACGCCAGAATATGGTGACTGAAGCCGCTAACACAGAAACGAAAGCTCGTAAAGATTCAGTAAAGAAGGCATCAACCGGGAATACAAAAGGGTCTGCAGAAGCACCAAGTCGAAAGATTTATCGCCGTGCTGATATTATTAAACTCATGCAAACTGACCCAGACCGATACATGTCATTAGCAGAAGAAATTCGCAGTGCCTATGCAGAGGGAAGGGTTCGCTAATAGCCTTATAGGAGACTACTCATGGCAACTGCAACTTATCCGGGAGCAGGAGGCTTTACCGCTAAAACTGAAGCGGCAACCTTTATCCCAGAACTTTGGTCCGACGAAATCGTTGCGGCCTACAAAAAGAACTTGGTTCTTGCGAACCTCGTTAACAAAATGCCTATGTCAGGCAAGAAGGGTGACACTCTTCACATTCCTAAGCCTACTCGTGGCGATGCAAATGCGAAAGCGGCTGACACTGCGGTAACCATCATTGCAAACACTGAATCAGAAGTTCAGATTGCAGTTAACAAGCACTACGAATACTCTCGTTTGATCGAGGACATCGTAGAAGTTCAGGCTCTCGATAGCCTTCGTCGTTTCTACACAGACGATGCTGGTTACGCATTGGCTAAGCAAGTTGACTCTAACTTGTTCAACCTTGGTCTACGTTTCGGTGATGGCTCTGCAACAGAAGCTGAAATCGACGGCACATTCACTCCAGACGCTTGGGAAAACTCAAACGCCTACTACGTGAATGCCTCTTCAGGTATTGCTACATACGCTGATGACACAATGGAAGACACAGATGCATTTACTGATCTTGCTTTCCGCCAACTCATCAAGTTGATGGACGATGCTGATGCACCAATGGACGGACGTTTCTTCGTCATTCCTCCTTCAGCCCGTCAGACAATGCTCGGCATTGATCGCTACGTTTCTTCTGATTTCACTAATCAGCAAGGCGTACAGAACGGCTTGATCGGTAACCTGTACGGTGTTGACATCTATGTGTCTACAAACGTACCTGTCATCGAAACAGCTACTCAGAACACTGCTACTACTTCAGTACAAGACACTCGTGGTGCTATCTTAGCACACCGTGACACAATGGTACTTGCAGAGCAGATGGCTGTTCGTTCACAGACTCAGTACAAGCAAGAATACCTTGCTAACCTATACACTGCAGACACTCTGTACGGTGTACAGGTACTGCGTCCTGAAACTGGATTTGTATTGGCATTGCCATCCTAATCTAGTCTTGGTTAGCCCCTTCGGGGGCTTTCCTCTTTTCATTGTTCCCCACCAATACAGGAATGGAAGATGGCTACCGACATCCTCATTAAACGCTCCACCACTACTGGAGCCGTACCTACCACAAGCGACTTGTCTACTGGCGAACTTGCCATCAACACTGTTGACAAGCGACTCTTTACAAACAACTCAGGTACTATCGTTGAGATCGGTACTACTCCCACTTCTTTAGCTGTAACGGGTAACACTACCGTAGGTGGTACGCTAGGCGTTACAGGGGCTTCTACGTTAGCTTCAGGCACTGTTACAGGCAACTGGACAGTCACTGGCACACTCACTGTTGCTACACCTTCAAATTCCACAGATGCGGCCTCTAAGGGCTATGTAGACACTGCTGACGCATTGAAGGTGAACAAGGCAGGAGACACCATGTCTGGTGATCTTGCTATGGGTACAAACAAGATTACTGGTCTTGGTACTCCAACAGCTTCCACTGATGCCGCTACAAAGGGCTACGTTGACGCACAAGTTACCGCAGTTATTGACTCTGCTCCGGGTGCTCTTGACACACTTAATGAGCTAGCGGCGGCTATCAATGACGATGCTAACTTTGCCACTACCGTCACTAATTCTATTGCCACCAAGCTACCGTTAGCCGGTGGTACAATGACAGGTGACATCACGCTAGGAGCGAACAAGGCAACATCAACAGCCACTCCTGCCACTGATGACACACTGACACGCAAGGGCTATGTAGACACACAGGATGCCACTAAGCTGAATCTCAGCGGTGGTACTATGACCGGTGACATTACACTAGGTGCTAACAAAGCCACTTCTACTGCCACCCCTACAACAGACGACACACTCACCCGTAAGGGCTATGTAGACTCTATTCTTGGCTCTGCCACTGATGCGGCTACATCAGCTACAGCGGCGGCGGCATCGGCTACAGCGGCGGCTAACTCAGCCTCAGCCGCAAGCACATCAGAAACTAATGCGGCGGCTTCTGCGTCTGCGGCATCTACCTCTGCAACTAATGCGGCCACTTCAGCCACTGCATCAGCTTCATCAGCAACATCCTCTGCAAACTCCGCAACCTCTGCGGCTAGCAGTGCGACTGCGGCGGCGGCTTCAGCGGCTAATGCGGCTTCATCATACGATAGCTTTGATGATCGCTACCTAGGCTCTAAAGCCTCTGATCCTACTGTCGACAACGATGGCAATGCCCTTATCACCGGTGCGCTCTACTTCAACTCTACTGAAGGCGAGATGCGTATCTATGATGGCTCTGTCTGGATTGCGGCATCTTCAGCGTCTATTGAGACAATGGATAA